ATACCACGCGAGCGGAGACGCCCATCGCGCGGCACATTCGGTTCTCTAGGTATTGGACAAAGTTTTGGAACGCCTGCGCGGGGCGGTCGCCAGACTTGAAGACCTCCATACTCTCGCCCGTGTTGAGGTAATTAATGCGCCCGGGTTCCAATGCCGTCAGCTTGATCTCGTTGCCGAAGCTGTCTTGGTCGCCGCGCAGGACACTCGCCATTTCCTCGTCGGCCCCGTATTCGCTCTTGACTACACCCGCCTGAGAGCTGGCCCACCTAGCAGCCAACTTTTCATAGTCGATGATATCGGATATGTCGGCGGCATCGTCGAGCAGGGTCGACATAACGCTGCGGCCTCGGTATTCGTCGAGCCGCGTGGGCGCAAAAATGTGGCAGAAGTATTCTGCTGGTTGCTCTACAAAGTCTTGATAAGCGCCGGAGCTGTTCCTCTGATAGACGCGGTAGCTCACCGGGCGACCCCGCTCGTCAATCGTGATCCCGCCGACATAGCTTGGGTCGCTCTGGTTGAGGTCGATGTCTCGCCCGATCCGATCCGCCGTGATGCTCTGTAGCTTTAGCTGTCCCTTTTCCCGCGCAACCAGAACGCCACAATCACCATCGACAAGAACAGCGCGAAGCACCAGTTGGGTGAGTGAAAGCAGGTTGTGCCTGCCAGTAATATCGCAGTCATTTGACCAATTGCGGAGATACGCCTCAACGCTTGAGTCTAGCGCGCTGTCACCCGTGCGCGCCTGGTAGGACAGCGACCCAGCGATGTGGAAAACAAAGTGCGTGAGGATGGCGCGGACAGTGGAGAAATTATCGTCCAGGTCGCGCGCCCGATTCATCAGCCGGATGCGCTCAGTCGTTCCTCCCGTCTGCTCGGCGGGCATATTCATACGCGCCATTGGTCGGTTCCTGTTTATTTTCGCCGCATCGAAGCGTGAGAATGCGGTGAGTTTTTGCCGCGCGACATGGCGGGACAGGGCAAGATGCGGGGCGACTACAGCAAGAGTTCGGTCGATAAAGTTCATGCGCTCATTGCTAGGTTCTTGCCCCGCTGAAGGAGGCGTAGGTCGTGCGGCGTCGCGTCCCGGCTGCGCGTTCAATGGCCGCAGTGATGTCGCCCAAGGTGTTCCGCATCTCGGTCAGGTTGGCGCGACTGAGCGAGCGTCCACCGATGCTGTAGCTCACGCCGTTGGTGGCAACCGCAGTGATGGCGTCAATATACTCGTCCCGCAACCCGGTAAGAGTCGCGGTGGGCAGGCCATAGAAATCGGAACGCGCCATGCCTGTGCCAAACTGTCAAAGGCCAAGCAGTCGCATCAACACTTTCGCCGTGGCCTCAACCGACCAGACAAAGCCCAGAGCGGCGAAGGCAAAGATAACGATAGAAACGGTGGCAGATGGGCGGTTCACAGACCAAACTCCGTCTTGAGCGTCATCGCCAGCTTCGCGATGCGGTCGAACTCGTAGAGAAAATCTCGCGCGGCATCCCTGCTCCACTCGGACGGGTGATGGTATTGAGTTTTGAAGTTAAGCGTAAAGAGAGGTTTGTCTTTTTCCTCCCCGCTCTCCGCCTTCGGCTCGGCTTCTGGCAAAACCCCGGCGGCAACGTAAGCGTCCTGCAATCCTTTGAGCGTGGGGTTCTCGGCCAAAAGCGAATCTACGTTCGTTTTTGCCAGCTTCATATACTTCTGCATGGTGCGAATGTCGCGGCCTCCAGCGTTGGCCTCTAGCCAGCTTTGGAATTCGCCGTGCGGGATAAGTTCCTTTGCCTTCAGACAGACGGCCCCCGCGTTCCATGCGTGGCGGATAGCGAGTTCGGCCCCGGCTTGGGCAAGAGCCGCGCAGCGGTCGGCTTCGTCGGAGCAGCGTTTTAGCTCTTTGGCGCAAGTGTCTGCATCAACGCAGATCGCAAGGTCAAGAGACGGTTGTATGAGTTGGAGTTCGGTGTTTTGCATAAATTTGATTTTCTTTCTTTGTGAATCCGCAGGGCGCGGGTCCGATATGATTCGCGGGCGGTGTCACTTTTCATGTGCCGCGCGGTGGGTAGATCAAGATCGTCCTTGATGCTGACGATGACCTTGGAGACGGCGGCGCGGGTAACGCCGTATTTCTTAGCGATTTCCGTCTGCGACTCGGGCTTGCGATTGATGACGGCCAGATAACATTCCGCTTTCATCGCGGTCTGACGGGTCCGCGAGTTGGTCAGGGCTTGCAGCAGCCGGATCGCCGCCTCATCCCCGAAGGTGCGGCTTGCTCCGTGGCCGTGCTCTTGAGCGTCCCACTCGCGCCAAAATTCTCGGAATACTTCCAGCGACCACCAGTTGAGCATAGCGACTTGCGCCGCGAACGAGGGCGGCGGCAGGACACGAAGCCGCGCGTCGAGGAACACGTCCTCGGCGGTGTCGTGCGGGAGTTCTGGGCCGCAGGACGATTCGTTAAAATCGGCAGGGTCAGCGAACTTTGAATCGTGGGTTATCACGACTCCGCGCGGCGAATCTCGTCATGGCCCCCAGATTACCACAAACCGGAAATCGGTCAAATGGCGTGGTTTTGCGCGGCTGGCTTCTCTGTTCGGGGGGTCAATACCTTGGCGAGCAGGGCGGCGACCACCTGCATCTTCTCGCAGTCGCGAAGGTGGTTGTCTTTGCCTTTAGGCACTACCCACTTGAACGAGGTCGCCCCGGTGACGGCGTTGCGGACGCGCTTCTTGACCGTGCTCGCCATGTGCTGATGCCACTCAACTGGAAAATCTTTTGGGAACTCCCATTGCGATGGATCCGTCTTGCGGAGCGCGGCCAAAATGTCTTCGCAAGTCGGCGCGCTAAATTTGATGACGGGACAGTTCCGGCGCGAAAGCGTTGATGCGTCCCACCCGCCACCACCGGCAGGGTCGCCTCGCTCGGGTCGCGAGTAGGCGCGCTGCACCCGCCTGCCTTGGTCATTCCATGTGAAACTTTCGTTGTCGCTGCCTCGCAGCGCAACCCACCCAAAACGACAGCACATAAAATAAACTTCCCTCGTAGCGAAGGCGCTATCCACAAACACGCATGGAGCACGGATTTCGTTTTCTGCCCGTATTCGTTCCAGATCGTCCCAAGTCTCCACTCGTCCAGCCCACCGCCCCCGGCTGCGCCCGTCTTTGCTCCAGTCGCGAATGACGCACCAAAAGTGTCGGCCCTTGGCGTCTTGAACGTCCACGGTCATCGCGCTAAACTCGGCCTCCTCCCATCGGTCGCCCGCGAGATAATCGCTGGCGTTGCGCGGCGTTTCCTCCTCCTTCTCGATGTCTTCCTCCCACGGCTCGGCCAGGACGCTGTTGATATAGTCTTGCAGGCCCATGAGCGAGGATTTGTCTTGCAGGAACTTGACGGCCAGCGCGCCGAAGGTGCGGCGAGGTGAGTAAAATCCGTTCAAGTGGTAGCCGACATTGCCCTGCATGGCAGTCTCGTTGGTCACTACCCATCGCCCCTCGCGGAGCATCGCGGTCTTGGCCCCGTCGTGGATGCGGCCCGCACACTTCGGGCACTCCATGCGTGCGGAATTGCGGACGGCTTTGAGATCCCACGATCCGTCTTCGTTGCGCGCCGCCTGGTCCCAATGCAACAAGCGTTGCTCAAAGGTCATTAGCTCGCGGCAATGCGGACAGGGCATGAAGTAGCGCCGCTGGTCACTCTCCAACCAACTCTGCCACGCCGCTTCATCCGGCGTCACTGGGGTCGTTGTAATGACGATCATGTGCATCGGGTAGCTGGTCGTGCGCTGAATGGCCAACTGCACGCTCGACGCCTCGCCTCTCGCCTTGGCCGGATACTTCCCCGCCTCGTCCATGACGAGCAGGCCGACCGAGCGTGACGCCAGGTTACCCGGACTGTTACTGCCCGCGAACCACAGAGGCATGACGCTCTTGCCGTCAAAGTGCATCTCCATGTTCTTGTATTTGTCGGCGTTGCTTGGCTTGTGGCGAGACAGCACAGGGTTGGCGTCGATCAGTCGCTGCCATCTGGATTCGGAAAAGCTCTGCGCGTTGCGGCTGTTGTCCATGACCCAGAGAGTCGGCGCGGGCGCGCGGTCCAGCCGGTAGCCAATACCGAGCATGATGGCCGTGGTTTTGTTCGACTGCGCGGCCCAGATCAGAGTCATCTTGCGCGTGCCGCTGTTCGGGTGGAATTGGTCAAGCGGCTCGACCATGTAGGGGAACATTGTCGTGCGAAACGGCCCCGGCGCGCTGGTCATCCCCAGCGGCAATTCAATGTGGGCCTCGGCCCACTCGGTCACGCTCTGGTCTTGATGACGCTCATGCGTGGCACAGGCGACTTTCCAAACCGCCGCGCGGTTAGGCTTGATCCACGGCAAGCTCATCGGGCAAGCGGCTCATCGTTGCGAGGTATTTGTTGTTCGCCCAATCAGAAAGCTGCGATGAAGACAACTGCGGGTCGGACGGATTGCACTGCGCGGCCAACTCGGCAGGCATGGCATCGACCAGAGCGCGAGCCTTCCCGAGAAACTCCTGCACCACGACGATCACATCTTCAATCCGAATAAGGTTGCGCGCCTCAATCTCGGTTTCGGCCATGTCGCGCTTGGCGATCCGCACCGTGTCGCGGGCGTCCTTGAGCGCGCGGTTGGCGGCGGCAAGCTCGCCTACCCCGTCAGCATTTTGCGCGGCGTCCATGCATTGCACGACGATGGCCTGCAATCGCTCCAGTTCGGTCGCCCCGCCCTTCGGGTCGTAGGTCGGAAGCTTCGTGTGGATCTTGGTGCTCGGCCTCGCTGGGATGCCCCCGGCGGGAATGCGTGTGCTGCGTGAGTCGATGCGATGGCGGCGGTTGGATCTTCGCCACGCCTTCGCGGCCTCGGGGGAAT